AGGTCCATCAGAGTTGGGTGGCTGTCGCCGTAAGGTTTGGTATCGTCTTAACGATCAACCTGAAACTAATGACAACGAATTAAAGTTGTCAGCTATTATGGGTACTGCGATCCACGCTGAGATAGAGAAAGCAATATCAATTGCTGATCCAAAGGGTGAGAAGTATTGGGTTGAAACATCTGTTGAATACAACGGAATGAAAGCTCATATAGATTTATATATACCAGAAACTGGAGATGTGGTAGATTGGAAAACCGTTAAGGTTAAAAATCTATCTTACTTCCCATCGCTACAACAGCGTTGGCAAGTTCAGGTGTATGGCTATCTGCTTGATAAGTCTGGCAAGGGGAAGCCTAAGACTGTCAATCTAGTAGCCATTGCAAGAGATGGTGATGAAAGAGATGTCAAGGTTCATTCAGAACCTTATGATCCGAAGTTAGCAGAGGATGCCTTGAATTGGTTATCTGCTATTAAAGAGAGCGCAGATGCACCAGGGCCAGAGCGCGATCAAAGTTATTGCAAGTTCTATTGCAAGTACTTTGATGAGTCGGGCGAGATGGGATGTACTGGTCTAAAAAAAGAACGTATCAAGGAGGATGAAGTCTTTATAGATAATCCTGAAGTGGATACATCTGCCTTGAAGTATTTACAATTAGATGCAAAGATAAAGGAACTGACTAACGAACGCGAGTCATTAAAAGCTGCGTTAGAAGGATTTACTGGTAATACTAATAGCGGTGTATCTATTTTGTGGAGCACTGTTAGTGGTAGAGAATCAGTAGATGCCGAAGAGGTTGAGAAACTTCTCGGTTTTGTACCAAAAAAACAAGGACAGGAATCAATACGATTAACTGTCAAACATACTGGAGGTAAGTAAATGGCTGCACCGGAAAGCACAAAGTTCCAAATCAACTACAAGTTAGGTGATGGAACTTTAGTAAATATTTATGCAACTAGTCAGGCTGAATTAGAGGCATCTCTAACTTCAATAGCTGACCTATCTACATTAGTAACATCAACTGGTACTGCACTAGGTGCAAGTACACAATCATCAGGTGGCGCAGTTGCCTATGCTAAGCAAGCACTAAGTGCTACTGCTACAAGCACAGATGCTGCTGCTCCTGATTGTAAGCACGGCAAAATGGCATTTCGTTCAGGCGTAGGACAGAAAGGTCCTTGGAAAGGCTGGATGTGTGCTGCACCTAAAGGTGCTGTAGACAAGTGTGAGACTGTCTGGATTAGATAAACTATGCGGGTTCCTTGGAAGTATGAGAACCCAGCTTGCGCTGAAGTGGGAGTGGAATTTTTCTATCCTGAAGTAGAGGATGGAGATAGAGTCCATAACCAACAAGCAATGAATGTTTGTAAAATATGTCCCCATTTAGCAGAGTGTGCTGAGTGGGGCATTAACAATGAACGCTTCGGTACTTGGGGTGGCATCCCCGCTTCAAGAAGAAGGAAGATCAGACAGGCTAGAGGAATAACCCTTCCTAGAGAGGAACACGTTGCTTAATATAGATAGAGCGTGGCGTGGTAGTAATACCAATGCAACACCACTACCTGATGTATGGAAAGATCTTGCTAAGAAGCAGATCAAATTCCGTAGAGGTCAGGTGTGTATGGTTGCCGCCGCACCTAATGCTGGTAAGAGTATGTTTGCTCTTATCTATGCAGTTAAAGCAAAGGTTCCAACTTTATTTTTCTCAGCCGATACTGATATAGCGACAGTGATGATGAGAGCAGCCTCTCACCTATCAGGACACAGTCAACTACTGGTGGAAGCAAACTTGAATGGTAACCGTCATTACTACGACAAGCACCTAGAGAATATGTCCAATATACAATTCGTCTTTGACTCATCACCATCACTAGATGATATTGAGTTAGAGATTAAGGCTTATGTTGAACTCTTTGGTGTTCCACCAGAGTTGATTGTTGTTGATAATCTGATGAATGTGGTGGCTGAATCTGATAATGAATGGGCAGGACTGCGAGCTATTATGGTGGACTTCCACGATATGGCTCGTAAGACAGAGGCTTGTGTGATGGTATTGCACCACGTCTCAGAGCAGAGTGAGTATGGTAAAGATAATAAACCACCTCACCGCAGGGCTATTCACGGTAAGGTATCTCAACTACCTGCACTAATACTTACCCTTAACTACAATCACGGTCCGCATAACAGCGAACTACAGGTGGCAGTAGTTAAGAATAGGTTTGGCCCACACACAGCAGATGGCTCAGATTATGTTAGTTTGTTTGTTAACTATGGTGTCTGTCAGATATCTGATTCTGATGCACTAGGTCAGATGTATAGAAGGGATAGCCTACTAAATGTCGGCCAAGTACAATAAACAAAAGGGTTCACAGTTTGAAGTTGATGTAATGAAATGGTTTAGGAAGATGGGCGCAGTAGCTGAACGCTTGCGTTTATCAGGAGCAGAGGATGAGGGAGATCTAGTAGTTATAGTTGCCGGTGAAACCTACATCTTTGAGTTAAAGAATACTAAGAAGTTAAACCTAAAGGAGTTTTGGGATGAAGCGCAAACAGAAGCTATTAATTACGCTAAGCATCGTGGCATTAATAAGCCTTTATCTTATGTACTATACAAAAGAAGAAACGCAGGAATAGAGAGAACTTGGGTAATCCAAGACCTAACGCAATGGCTAGAGGAGAAGAAATGACACCAGTACCAGAAGGAATAATAACTACAACAGATATACTGCAACCAGTACCAGAGGTAGTAGTGGAGGAAGAAGTAAAGGAGGAAGAATGATTTGTGATCTATGCAGGTCAGGTGGTGAACTGAATAAGATTGGTCAGTTCAAGCGAGCTTTAACTATGCACAAGAAGTGTAAGGAGGAATGTGGATGTCAGCATCAGACTGGTCCAGGAGTAGGAAGTCGGGCAAAAGAAATGGCAGAACCGATGCGAACACAATTCCCATTGGCGTAATAGTTGCCCACTATGGCGGTGAGGTAAGAGAAGGCAGGGCTTGCTCCGTAAGATGTATCTTGCATAGCGACAGTAGAAGAAGTGCAGTAATTAATACGCAGGAGAATTTGTATTATTGTCATACCTGCGGTAAGGGTGGCAATGCAGTGAACATTATTAGTATCAAAGAGAATATGGAGTTTAAAGATGCTCTCGCCCGTGCAATTGAAATCATCACTGGAAGCGGCGGTACAGTACAACAAGGATCTAAGCGAAGAAGCGGTAGCGTTTCTCGCAGGTCGTGGGATCTCTAAAGAGATAGCTGATAAGTTCCTATTAGGTTATATAAAAGAACCTGCTGCAACCCACGAGAACTATCAGGGCTGGCTATCCATACCTTATATAACTGTGCTTGGACACTGCGTTGGATTTAAGTTTAGAAGATTAGATGATGGCAAGCCTAAGTATGGAGCACCACTTGGTCAGAAGGGTCATCTCTATAATGTTAGCGACATCATTGTTACCAGTGAATACATAGCAGTTTGTGAAGGTGAGCTAGACACAATCATTTGTTCAGCAGTACTAGGTGTACCAGCAGTTGGAGTTCCTGGTGTTGCTGCTTGGAAGCCACACTTTACTAAGATGTTTACCGGTTATGGAAAGATTTATATTGTTGGTGATAATGATATTAAAGAGGATGGTTCTAATCCTGGGGCAGAGTTTTCAAGGAGAGTGGCTCAGGAGGTTATGAACTCTTCAATCGTGTCGCTTCCTGCTGGACTAGACCTTAATGATCTATACTTAGCAAAAGGTATAGAAGAGACAAAGCGGACAATTGGAGTGCCTAATGTATGAAGAACTCGGAGTTGATGGAGTTAGCCGTTTGGTTGACGGAATTGGGGTTGGTAGTGGTTTTGATAGATTACGAAACTGGGACACTCCAAGTAAAGCCGAGGCCGATAAAAGATTAGACACTGAGTTTGTTGCCAATATGTGGGCTGTTATGGATGCGGCAGGTAACTTACTTATCAGTAAGCACCACGATTACGGTCCATTAAATATAGCAAGATCTCCTGGTGGTCCTATCAACGGACTAAGAGTGCGTATGTGGGACAAGATTGCTCGCATTAATAACCTAGTAGACAGTCAAGTTAAACCAAGTAATGAATCATTACGAGATTCTTTTGTTGACCTACTTAACTACTCAGCTATTGCGCTGATGGTATTAGATGGCAACTGGCCTGAAGTGCAGACACTGGATTGTGAATGACAACAGAACCAATACGCCAAGTATGGCAGGATGGTAGACGAGAACAGTTAGTCGCTGACTACCTTGCTACTGCTAATGGTTGGGAGTTCTACAAAACTCCTCGCTATTACTTTGTAGATTACCTAGTCAATAAGTTAAAAGCTAATGGCTATGCTAATTACATTGGTGGAGTAGAAGTAAAGTGGATGAAGTCTCATTCCGGTACTGAGGTTAAGTTTCCTTATCAAAAACTACAGCGTATGTGGCTGACTGAACCATTAGATGATAACCCTGATGCTTACAATAGAATTGTTATTAGATATACAGATGCACTACTAGTTATCCCCGCTAGTTTACTTCGTAATATACCTCCGACTTATGGATTAACACGGGCAGATACACAAGAGCACGATTTCAATGTCCACTTTATTGCCACTGAAGACTTCGCTGATTATTTAGAACCGATTGTAATAAACGAATGACACCAGAGCTACACCCAACTCTATACGAGTTAGTTCCTTCAGTTACTTACACTATTGTTAGTAAGTTTAAGGGCTGGGTTGATACTGAAGATGTAAGGCAAGAGTGTTATCTCTGGGCTGTTGGTCGCGGTCAACAATTTACTGATCTACTTAATGAACCTAACCCTGAAAAGCGTGAGCGGAATGAAAAGCGTATTGCATTTCAGATGCGTAGAGTTGCAGAAAGATATGCCCGTAAAGAGAAGGCTCGTAAGGCTGGATACAAAGTAGGAGATGAAGCCTTCTACGATACAACAATTATTGCCCAACTAATTCCTTTTGTTATTGCATCTATTGTTAATGGCACAGTGCTTGAGCAAGCACAAGAGATGATCAACGATGGCACACCTCGCAAGCAGTCAACTCCTGCTGAGGGTGGCAACCTATTAGCTATCCTAATTGATATTAAGAAACAATACTTAAAGTTAGAGCAAGAAGATAAGACCATATTGCAGATGAGATACCACGATAACTTTACCTTACAACAGATAGGCCAGTACTTAGAGTGCGCTACCTCTACTGCTGATCGCCGGTCTACCGCAGCTTTGCGTAGATTACAAAGCAAACTAGGTGGTGAGACACCTTGGGCTTAAACATAATTTATAATGAAGATTGTCTGGAGACTATGAAAGGTATGGAAAACAATTTCATAGACCTAACTATCACATCTCCACCTTATGATTCACTTAGAATTTATAATGGATACTCGTTTAACTTTCCTCAAGTGGCTAAGTCCTTATATGAAGTTACTAAGCCTGGTGGTGTGCTGGTATGGATAGTAGGAGATGCTACTGAAAAAGGTAGTGAGACCGGAACATCTTTTAAGCAAGCACTTGGTTTGAAAGATGCTGGCTTTAACCTGCACGATACTATGATCTGGCGTAAGACTAATCCTATGCCTAAAGTAAAGACCAAAAGATACTTTGATGTGTTTGAATATATGTTTGTCCTCTCTAAGGGACAGCCTAAAACTTTCAATCCTATTATGCAGCCTACTAAATTAGGTGGACAGATTTATGACTCAACAGTTAAGAACATTACCAAAGGTAAAGAAAGATCTAAGAAAACATTTGTATTAAATATGGAAAGGTATAAGGACAACATCTGGGATTGTGCTATAGCTCAGAATAAAACTGAACACCCTGCTGTATTCCCTGAGAAATTAGTATCAGATCATATACTTTCTTGGAGTAATGAAGGGGATATTGTTTACGATCCTTTTATAGGATCAGGAACTACTGCTATAGCTGCTAAAAAATTAAATAGAAATTACATAGGCAGTGAGATTAGTTCTGAGTATTGTGCTATGGCAGTGGGTAGATTGTGATTGAGTTAAAAGAACCAGAGCTACTTGATTATCTCAAAGAGTTTTACTATTCAGACCTTGAGAAGTCGGAAGAGTTTGATAACTGGGATTGTATATCACTAGAACATAAGATGTTTATAGAATTAAAATCCCGCAAGACCCACTACCCTGATCTACTTATTGAAGAGAGTAAGTATCAGGGTTTAATTATGGCAGCAGGTATTAGATCACTCACTCCTTGGTATATCAACGCCACACCTGAAGGCATATGGGGCTTTGATCTATCTGCTATACCTCAACCTAAGTGGGAGGATAAGTGGCTACCTATTACTACTGAGTTTGCAAACAAGGCTAGTCGTACTAAACTTGTAGGGTTCTTAAAGCTAGAAGATGGGATCTTGTTTTGATATACGAATACGAATGTCCTGGTGGTGATGAGACTATCAGTATTGAAAGATCTGTTAATGCACCTGAAGAAAACTATAGGTGTTCAACCTGTGGCGATACGCTAAGGCGTATCTATTCTCCACCTGCTATTGCTTTTAAAGGTAGTGGCTTCTATAGTACGGATAAGAGATGAGCTATCCAAATTGGTTTGCACAAACCGCACAGAATAATTTTACTACCTACCTATCAGAGTATGCAGGTAAACCTAACCTACGCTTCTTACAACTGGGTGTATACACTGGTGATGCCAGCGTATGGTTATGCAATAACATTCTAACTGATAAAAGTTCAATACTTATTGATGTTGATACTTGGCGGGGAAGTGATGAGTTAGACCACGCCGAGATGGACTTCAGCGCAGTTGAGATAGAGTACAAGAAGAAGATTGAGAACCTATCTGTTATATCTGTGGTCAGTGATACTGTTGAGTATCTAATCAGACAACGCAATAACTTTATGGACTCATATGATTTTATCTATGTTGATGCAGACCACACCACAGTTAGCGTATTGCTAGATGCAGAACTTAGCTGGCCTTTATTAAAGTCCGGTGGGATTATGGCCTTTGATGATTACACTTGGGGTCGCCATCTACCACCATCTAAGACACCTCGCCCTGGCATACTATTATTTACTGAGCGACACAAGGCTGAGCTAGACACACTAGTTATCAACGATCAGTACTGGATTAGAAAAAAATAATCTGTTATACTTTTATCACTGAGCTGGAACTTCCAGCTTGAGTGCTGGCAATAGCCCCTTCGGTTCCTATCCCGAAGGGGTTTTTGTCTTTAGGAATTAGAAAACCCCCGCCAGGAAGGGTTGGCAGGGGTTGTCCCTAGGAGATCGGAGAGAGCCGATCAAGAGTTAGATACTATCAGTAGTATCGGTGTTTGAGAAAGAACTTGTGTGCCTTACAAGGTGTTTGGTATCGCTTAGAAATATATTTAAGACCTCGCAAGATCTGATACTCAGCTCTGTTATCTTTCTCTCCAAGGAGTTGAGCAATTCCGTAAGCACTTGATCCTCGTTGGTTCTTTGCGTAGTTATCAAACCTGCTTTCACTGGTCCAAAGGGACTTAAGGCACTCCCACTCTCTTCCTTGCCACCCAAAACCAGCCTGAGCGTAATCTTGTGCGAGCTTTCTATTACGGTTCTTCTCATCTTGCGTTGCCTTCCTATTTGAGATAACACCATCAGGGATTTTCCCTACTGGTGGTGGAAATAATTTATCTTGACCTACTAGCAGAAGACCTAGTGTTACCACTAATATCAAGCCATTTCTTACCCATCTTTTCATCAGCCTCAATCTCTTCCTCAAGGTAGGCGCGATACACATTTGGATAGTCATTACCCAAACGAGCTAACGCTCTGTCCCTCGCTCTACGATAGTTTCTCTGACGAACTGCCTGTGCTTTAGCGGTTTCTATTCTCCGCTCTGTGTTGCTCAATTACTCCACCTCTCCATACAATTAGCGATAGTAGATAATACAATAGAAGTGATTTCAATCTGAGGCGATACCTCTCTCGCGTCCTCATCATCTGTCAGCCACTCTTGGACATAA